CTGAACAACAATTTTGCATTGAGAAGATTTACTTCATTGATTTTGGAACGAAGGAATCTGATAACTTCATAAGCTTCTTCTAAGTCGCCTTTGCCTTCACCTTCTTCCATTTTGTCTTCATGAGCGCCTTCTTCCATATCTGAATGCTCGCCTTCTTCCATATCTGAATGCTCGCCTTCTTCCATTTCACGAAGAGCTTTGATAACTTCTTCTAGATCAACTTCTTCTCCTTCGTACAGATCACCTTCTCCAGGATCTTCTGTGGAAGTAGCGTCGAGATCTACTTTGTTGTCACCAGCGCCAATTTCTGAAGAGTCAAGTTCTTCATCCACTTCTTCCATTTCTTCTTCAAGCTCTTTAATAATAGCTTCAAGTTCCATTTCATCCATGTCTTCCTCTACTTCAGCAGCAGGAGCTTCCTCTGCAGGAGCCTGCATCATATCCTCATCCATGTCTGAATGCTTGCCTTCTTCCATGTCTGAATGCTTGCCTTCTTCCATATCTTTGTCGCCATGCATACCTTCATTCTTCTCCTCATCACCATGCATGCCTTCATTCTTTTCTTCATCGCCGTGCATACCTTCTTCCATTTCTTCTTCTTCTGCAATACGATTAGACAACATGCTTTGGATTCTTGGAGTAAATGCTTCTTCTAAGGCTAATTTAGCATTTGCTAGAGCGGTTTCACGAACTGCTTTAGCATCAGCAATAGCCTGCTTCAATAAATCATTTGCCATGATGTTTTCCTTATATTTAATTCGGAAATGAGATTATTTGAAATCTCAATAAAAATATTATGATTAGATCAGAGATAGCGTAATTGATAGTACGCTATATGTTACAGCAATAAATATGATGTAACTATCAAAAAAACTATTTAATAGCAGCTGATTTACACTTCTGTCTATATGCTGCTTTCTGTATCTGTTCTCTGCGAGTAAGTGATCTACTTTTGAATTCCTTACGCTCACGAACTTCCTGAAGTTTACCGGATTCTTTGGTTAATCTCTTGAACTCCTTGATAGCAGCTTCAAGTTCATATCTTTGCCCATCTTTTGATTTTGGTACACGGACACTTATGGAATGCCCAGGATTGATCATTTGTCTACGTTTGTGGTACTTCTTCATAACATTAATATAATAAATTTTTTTAAAATAATCAAATTATTCTTTATCAGAATCGTCAGTAGGTACAGATTTTCCAGCTATATTATCATCTACACCTGCTGTATATCCAAATTCTGATAATGTATTATTTACCTTATAATATCTATTCAGGACAACGCCCATATCATCATATGCTGATTCTAATCTTTGTTGCATAGTATTAATTTCAGTAGCAGTTTTTTCAAAAACTTTAAATGCTTCTTTAAGTTGCTTCATATGTCTAGAAACGGTGACATTATCAAACCAATGCTCAGATTCTTGCATAGTAAGAACTTCAGCTTGTTCTACAATTGTGCTGAGTTTTGAAACGACTTCATTTAAATCATAACTCCCATATACTGATTCACCAATACTGTTAAAGTTAGCTACTGTCTTTAAAAAATTGTTTCGTTCAGTTTTATCCATTTGATCTGACTCAGACAAAATACTTCTTAATAATTTATTTTCAAAATGTGACATTATATTCCTATTTTACTTATATTTGTTTTTAGACCTTTTAGAGCTTTTATAGCTGCATTAAGATATCTACTGCTTTGAGCAATGTTACTTGAATAAATTGGATCTTCAGTATTCAAAGTCATTGATTCCAAATAATCTACTAAACGATCTTTCAAGTCCTGCAATGATTCAGAAGTATTATCTATCTCAGTAAAAAACGTTTCAAACTCATTCTGCTCATTGAGTTGTCGACGAATGACGCCTCTTATATTTTCACGTACTTTATTTGAATGCATGATTATGGATATGTATCAAATGGCGGTTCTGCAGGAATATTCCCTAATGTGTCGACAATGATACCAGTACCTCTCTGTCCATTGGAATTGAATGACCCATATCTGCTAGAATGAGCAGCATCTTCCAATTTATCAAAGACTGCGCCTTGTGCCTCCGGGTTACCAAATTGTGCATTTGATATCGGCGTATTATTAGGTCCAAGAACTGTCCCAGTGCCTAATGATCCAGGATTGTTAGGACCATAAAGTGATGTATGTGCTAAGTCTATAAGTGGCATATTATATTTCCTTAATTATATTGTGAATGATACTATCAATTCTTGAAAATTTGTTATCTATTTTTGAAACTGACTCATTAACTGGTGATAAGAAAGCACCATGTGTCGATGGGTTAGATACAAAATCAAATGCAATAAGTTCAAAATCAGGTTGCACTTCTAACGTATTTTCTCCTTCTCTCATAACTTCTTTCACTGAACCCATACCTCTTGATGAGATACCTAATTTGATTCCGGATTTGAACAATTCCTTTAAAATGTTACCAGATGGTGTAGACAATACTTCTACAGTACCAACTAAATCATCTCCCTTAAACTCCATATTCAAAACGTTATGTGATACATTATTAAGATTCACAACTGAAGAATCAGGATGATCTAGTTCTCCTAAAGCTCTGCGTTCTGAAATAAATGTCTCTACATATTTCTGAGCTTCGCGCATAAGAGTTTCTTTTGGGTATATTCTACCATTATGATTTTTTGCATTTGCTCTCTGAAGTACTCCTTTGACAATCAGTTTACCGTCATTACGCTGCAATGACTCCATCACCATGTCAGGTGATACTTCGAATAGAACATGTTCTCTTAATAATTGCTTGCTCATATTATTTCCTTATGATGTTTTCCTAGGAATGTTGTTATATGGTGTTTGTGTACCTTGAAACAATTGCGCTCCTTGATCTGCAAAGAAGGTGTCTAATCCTTGAGTAATTGTTATTGATCCTGTATCAGATGTCAAACCAGTCAAAGTTGCATCATTAGTGGCGCCTATCACTGTGCTTTGTATCGTAAAGTCTGGCCCTTGGTTTGATGACGATGTCATTGTGATAAAGTTTTTTGCCAATCTTGTATTAGTGAATCCTCCTACGGTTTGATTTAAGAATCCTTTATCGATGTTTTGCTGCATCAATGTGGTCCATGATCCTGTAGGAACAGCTGCTCCTAGAGAAGGAGAACAAGACGCAGTCACAACAATGTCAACTCCGGCTGTTGATAATCCAGCAAGATCACCCATTTTTGAGCCAGTAACAAATGCTAATAAAATTGTATGTCGCTTATCTGTATGTCCCTGAGCAAATGTTGTACCAGATTCCAATGCTTCCACATATAGTCCAAAGTTAGCAGATCCTGTCCAATTGGCACCCTGTACATTGCCCCATGTGAATTTTGTGGATTCAACACTATGACCTGTTATGAAATCTGTACTTCCGCCGGCAGCACCTCCGGCTGCAGATGGAACACTGATTCCAGCAGCGTTATGTTCAGACAACATAACTGGATCTACCCATTGTAGTTTATTCTGCTCCTGAATATATTTTTGCTTTGCAGCAAGAATACCTTTTTCTTCAATTAATGTTTTAATACGTGGCTGTCTAACATAATCACGCCAATCAATTTGATATCTCATTGTGATAGCTCCTTTATTTTATTTGATATCCTGGTAATACGCTCATATATTTGACCTAAGCGTTTAGAAGATGATTTCCAAAAATGTGAAGAATTAACACCCATTTCTGTTTTTAGTTTTAAGTTATTGTTTACAATTCTTTCCATCTCGCCCAACATATTATTAATTTCTCTAATACCTTTGTTAACTTTCTGTTGTGGTGATATTGTTGGATCTTTTTTAAAATCTCTGTATGAAACTTCGTTAATATGCATTTCTGACATCATTCTGCTATACAAAGATTCATCCATTTTCTTGTAATGTTTGTTTGTTTTTTTGACTTTTTCTTTACCGCCTTGTTTAATGACATCGTCATCTACATCGCCGAAAGCGTACTTATGTGGAGGAGCTGGAACGTTTGCTGTAGTACTTATCTCTTCAAGATCTTGCTCATCGACTTGCTTGGCAATTACACCTAATTTGTGATGAAGATATCTATCTGAGGAATCAGTATCTCCATCATTATCAAGATCTTTGTCATCTAGATCTTCAAAGTCCATCTCTGCTTCTTTATCTGAGACTCTATCCACTTTTTCCATTACTGTATGGAATTTTTTATTTAGTTCTTCAATAAAACTCATCTATTGTTGCCTTTTAAATACATACACAGCTTTATTACCACTTTCTACTATCTTGGAAGGTGACATTTCATATATTGTACCCACTGTTAAATCTGCTATATCAATTGTACCGCCGCCAGAAAGTGTAATAGTACCCGCAGATGAAGCTTCTCTCATTAATGCACCATAACCATAATTTGATCCGGTGAAATTGGTTGTTCCATTTTGTACCGTCTGAACTTTATAGTATCTGCCAGGGTGCCCAAATCTATCGAATTGATTCTGTTCAGATGGATTATTTATATAAGATATATCTGTTCTAGCCATTCTTCAGTCCTTTTAGTTCATCACGTAATTCATAATATCGTAACATAACCAAAACATCATTGTCTGAAATGATAGGTTTTTGATTTAGTTTATTTAACAAGTTAGCAACTTCCTGAAGTTTTATTTTCATTACTTTGTCACCAATAGTTTTACTATGCTCTATCAGATCCATATACATTTTGTCAGAATGTTTAGATATAAATTTTTTTAATTTAGGTGAATTACTTACATTATTAACATATTCTCTTAGTAAAGACTTTTGATCTTCATTCAATGAGTCATATTTTTCATTAAATTTATCAACTAAAATTTTGTTGGTGAGTATTCTAATATCCTTGTCCTGCTCAGATAAAATATTTGAATTATTTTTCTTTTGAAAACTTGTGCGTACATGTTCTATTAATGAATCATAATTTCTAACAAATGCCGCAGGATTTTCTGATTCAGAATATTCAAACAATTTATAAATCGTTGCAAATGTTTTATAGTTATCAGATCTGGTATTGAAAAATTCTGCAATCTCATAAAGATTATTTATATCTCTAATTAAATTATATTTTTCACGTTTAAGATGACTTTCATTAATAGAATGTCTATTTTGTATGACAGCTGTAACAAACTTTTTTGCTGATTCTGGATTACGAAACTTTTCTTCCATAATGGACTGATATAGTTTCAATTCTTCTGATATAACCGTACCTTTTATGAAATATTTTTTGACTAATCTTATAGCATTTGAATCTCGATTATTCATCGTATCGGACGCTATACGTCTTACCAGTAATTCAAAGATTAGACCGGTGTTTTTGAATTTCGAATGTTTAATTTTTTTCATTGCCAGAGTTCTGCTTTTCTATAAATATGTAATCAATCATCTAACAACTGATTTTCATCTAATAGTCCATTATCTTTAGGTTTTTTATCTGCTGATAAAGTCTCTTTGATAATTTGTTTAGTTTTTTTTGCAGGCATTGAATTAATAATAGCATCAATATTTAATTCATGTTTTGATTCAAATGAAAGTGAATCTTTTCTGCTCTTTGTAGTTAATTGATTATTTGACTTAAATGTATTAGACAAATCTTTTATTGATAATGGGTCTCTTGTAAAATCAGATTTATGTGTTCCATATGTATGAGATTCGGGAGGTCTACCGGTGCCGGCGACAAATTCTTGTTCTTGTCCTGGTAATAGTCCTTTATTTGCTACATGCATTGAAGCAATATCATGAGGTGTCCCAAATGATGTATTTGTTTTCTTAGGATCATTACCTTCTGATTTTATTTGTTCTTTTCTAAAATCATTTTTAAAGTCTTCAACTACTTGATCCTGTTCATACTTCCATTCAGAATCTGACATTTTAAATATATTTTCATATATATATCTTTCTGAAAAAAGTCCTGAATCTTTCATATCATTTGCTAATGACAGTTTCGCTGCTAACGTTTCAACTTGTTGACGTTCATATACTAAAGATGGATTAGTTAATGATAATTCAAAATCTATTAAATCATCATCGACAAAACCTTGAGAATATAAATGTATAATTGCAATCTTAGTTAGTTCAGAAATAAATACTCTTTGAATACGTTCAATAGTTCTTGCAAAACGAACATCTTCAGCTGCCAAAGTTGCCTTTCCTTCAACACCTTCATCATATCCTAAAAATGCCTTAGGCACTTTAAGAGCTGCAAACAATTTATTTTTTAAATAATCAATATCTTCAATTTGACCATCGTTACCCAGTCCTGGTAGAGCATCAATACTTGTACCAGATTGATCTCCTCTTACCGGCAAGAAATAATCTTCAATAGCATTTTGCATATTGAATTTAAGATTGTAATCTCCAGTCTTTTCATCGATATAAGGAACTTTTTTCATCTTATTTATAATAGACTGTATGTGATTATCTACTTCATTTGGTGGAATATTACCAACATCAATTTTAAATACTCTTCTTTCCGGTGCTCTCATTATTCTGTGAATCAACATTGCATCTTCCATCAACGTCAATTGTTTAAATATTTTTCTAGCAGGTTCGATCATTGATTTACCATATGGTAAAAAATTGGTATCTGACATTAATCGAAAATGAGCAATCTGCCATGATTCAAACTGTGACATCGATCCGCGCGTACCGGAGCCATGACTATATGTATTCTGCCCTTCTAATATAAATCGATAAGCAAAAGGATTATCAGGATCAAAACCTTCTTCTCTTCTAATTTCATATGCTGATAATGGAACAACGTTAACTATACCTATTTCTTCTTCAATATCCAAATGTAGATAAAAATCACCATATTTACAAGCATTTCTTATCCATGGCCATAGATTGTATTCTACATTCATGATATCAAAAAATAAATTATATAGAATTTTTTGTATTTCTGGATTAGCTGTCTTTATAGTTAAGACATCTCCATCTCCATCCTTTGTTGTAGATTCATCCGAATATATGTCTAAGGCTGAGGCAATAATCGGGTCCATATCCATGGCTTCATAATCTGTAAACATTTCTATCTTTGAAACGTGATAATTAGCATTTTGATTGTAAGTGGATGTTGCAAAACCTGGTAGACCTCTATGTAGTCCTGAGAATCGATCGACATATTTTTTATTTGATAGATTACCATGTGACTGTAATCTATTTGTATCGACCGCTTTTAGCCTGTTTTTTGAAATTCTCCTAACTACCACATTGGTAGAAAATAGACGAGTAAGTCTTGCACGTAATGATTTATCAGCCATGATCTGTATTTTATTATATAAATATTAAATTAACCAAGTTAGATCGTTATTATCAGAATCGCCGGAATCCCATTGCCAACTTTTCTGAACATCTTTTGTTGATGTATAAACACCAGATGATTTACCAAAATGATTAAGTGATTTTCTAGATAGATCGATACCTTGTTGATATAATCGCATAGCAGTATCACGTACCCATAATGCAATTCCGAATGACATGACAAGATCATCATTATAGCCTCTCTGAGCTTCAGCTCTGGAACCA